ATGGCAATATTTCCACGCCATTTGCGACAAATCTGCGACAAAATGAAGTTACCGACACCGCGTAAAAGAGGTGAGACATACACAATAACAGTTTCTCATCAAGGAAAGCGCTATTATTGCACCCGTGATACTGCAAAAGAATGTGAACAATGGGCTGCTCTCAAACTGCTAGAGTTAAAGGCTCAGAAAAAAATTGAAAGTGGTGAAGAAAAACCAAAATTTCTATTCCGTGATTTGAATAATAAATATTATCAGGAAGTAGGAATGCTAAATCCATCCAAATCATCAAGAGCATGGATTAAAGGGCAGCATAAAAATTTTGAAGTGAAATTTGGGGCATTAGCTCAAAAATCAATTTATGACATTACACCAAAAGATTTAACAAATTGGCGAAATAAACGGTTATCTGAAGTAAGTGAAAATACAGTATTAAAAGAAATATCACACTACAGTGCGATGTTTACATTCGCGCAAAAAGAACTGTTTTTGATTGATGAAAACCCTTGGATGCAAATGACAAAACCCAAAAAGCCAAAAGCTCGGGACCGTCGGATACATCCTTCAGAAATAGATTTAATGCTAAAGGCTTTAGATTATGAAAGGGGCAGTGTTCCTGTGTTGCCACAGCACTATGTTGCATGGGGCTTTTTGTTTGCAATAGAGACTGCCTTGCGTCGTGGTGAATTGTTGGCAATGGAAAAGAAAGATATTTATGACGGCTATGTTCACCTACCAAAAACTAAGAATGGAGATTCAAGAAACGTACCGCTATCTGAAGAGGCAAAAGAGTTATTAAAATTAATTCAGCATACTGGGCGCAATATTATCCCTCAGTCTGAAAATGCATTTCGATTAATGTGGGAAAAAAGAAAAGCGAGTATTGGCCTTAATAATCTTCATTTCCATGATACTCGTCATGAAGCTATTACTCGTATGGTTAGAGTCAGAAAGCTACCTGTTGAGGTGTTAGCCAAAATTACTGGCCATAAGAAAATTGATGTATTGGTTAATACTTACTATAACCCTGATGCAACCGATCTGATTGAAGCATTTAACGGATAAAACTAAGCCCGCATAAAGCGGGCATAAAATTAGTTTTTTCTTTTTGGTCCACGTCGGACCTTTTGATTTTTTAGAATTGCATCGGCCGCGTCGGGATCATACATGTGTTTGCCGTTAGTGCCTTGGTTAATTGAAATGCATTTAGTGCGTATGGTTTCATCTGAAAGGCCATATTTAGCAACAAGCTCTGCCACTGATACAAGTTTACGTTTTTCTAGCTTTAGGGCGGTAACTGTACCGCCTAAAAGCATTTGACCGAGAACAATTTGAGGGGCTGAATCTGCTTCAATCGTTACGATAAATTCAGGCATTATTCCCTCCATCTTTTTCTGCCAATTCATCCAACGCTTGAGCAAACAGTTTCATGCCTTCACGTAAATGACGTGCGTACTTTTCTGGTGCTGGATCGGCATAGATGAAACGTCCACCATGTGAAACAGGTACAGGTGGGTTAAAGCCTGCATTTCTGTACACACTCATGATGTGCCCACCTAGTAACGACTCCAGCTTTTGAACGGTTTTAGGGTCCTGTAATTTTTCGATATATGTAGCCATTACCAGTCACCTCCACTTATTCTCCCACTAAGTGCGTCGCTATTAGCTGCAACCAATTCTTGTTGATGTGGTTGACCATCTTTATCAGCATGCGAACTTCCAAGTAGTAATACCATGGCATCACTTGGACAGTAATATTCGGCATTTGGGAAATACTCGCGTACTTCATCAAGGAGTTTGGCAAGTGCTGTGTTTAAGCGTTTAAAACGTTTTTCAAAGTTTGGATTGGCTGTGTAAAGCAAATCGCTTGCATCTAATTCGCCCTCAGCTAGGACTGCCAAAACTTCAGCTTCAGATAAAGCTTTATATTTCATGCTCTAGCTCCTTTAAAAAGGTAAATCGATTGCCCAGTTGATGAATGCATTGCCATCTGAATAAAGCAAATCACCAGTATTAGAGCAGTTGGGGCATTTAACTTTGCCTGACCATAAATAGCCTGTGTTTTGAGGCTCAACTTGTATTCCCATGTATTCCGAAAACTCGCAGAGCGAACACGTCGTTGGAAATTTAATATTGAGGGTTTTTAAGTTCTCATTTACTGGATGGCATTTAATGCACATGTCTTCTAATCGGTGGATATGACCGCAATGACATTTGGTAATCGCTGCTGAATGAGCGTTGTAAGTTTTAAAAATTGCATAAGTCCCGTGATTTTCATCACCGCCTTGCTGCTTGAAATAAAAACCATTTGAGATTGCTAATTTTTCAAATCCTTTAAGTGTTAAACCTTCAAGATTGAGGGTTTTACTAACAAAGTCCTCAATAGCTAAATCAATGTTTTTCATTTTTTTTCATCCTGTTCAATTTCCAAAATTGCTTCCTTGATCTTTTTATAGTTCTCGGCAGAACAAGGACGAGTGAAGTTTTTAATTTGTGAAATAAATGAAGGGGAACATTCTAACTTTTGAGTTAAGAGAGTGCCGCGGCCTGTGCTTTGATCAAGCCATTTGATCAATTCATTTATCTGCGCTCTAGTAGCTCGTTTACTACTTTTCTTTTCTGACTTTTTAGCCTTATGGTTTTTAATAGACTTGGTCATCATTTCACGCAAAGTTGATTGAGCACTGATTGGCTGATTGTTGAAATACCAGGCATGACCACTTTCACCATGAGCCAGTTTTTTGATTTCATTGCCTTGTGCTAACCAAGCTTCAACTTGATCATTAAGGCTTTGCTTAAAATACGAATGTAATGGGCAAATATGCATTAGAATCTCTCCAGGCAACTAACTAAGAGATAGCCCGCCATTAACAGGCCAAGAATTGAAAAACCAAGTAACTTTTCCATTTCATTCCATCCAGTTGACGCAATTTTCTGTGTCACATTGACCAGAGATATGACCGTTATGTGAGCTGATTGAATAAATCACTTCACCTTCATTGCAGATCGGGCAATCTAATGTGCCGTTAATGGTTTCAGCAGGGCGTTCTACTCCATGCTTATCGGTAATTACCTGGCGTACTTTTAAAACCGCATCGAACCAATTCATATTGAAGCCTCCTTAGCCTTTGCTAACTCGGCTTTGAGAGCATCAATTTCTTTATTTTTTAACTTGGCACATTCAAGCCATGACATGAGGCAAGAGGTAACATGTTCAGCATGTTCCATGATCGCTTCATCATCTTCAGATTCATTGTTATGGCCGAATGCATCCCAATCAGTTTGATACGAACCGTTACCGTCCGAGCATTCTTCCCATTTTAAAAAGCGAAGATCACCACAGTTTTCAACAAAATTTTTCTCAAAAAGTGGACGTTCAATTGATAAGAGGGTGTTGTATTGTTTTGCCCATAAAGCAACGACATCACCATTACTATTTTCAAAAATAGATACTAGAAACCAATCACGGTCATGATCTGGTTTAGATGGGTTCCATTCGATAATTGCTGATTGGTCACCATTATCGAAATATCGTTTAGTTAATTCTTCAGGTGCATCTGTTTCAAAATAAACACGGTCAGTCGTTACATTGAAATGAATATGTACACGTGTAATTTCTTCATCGGAAAGATGTTCATTCTGATTAAAGTTAGTTTTGAAGTAATTTGCCCATTCAGGATGGTTCCAGAAACCGTATTGATTGCGAACAACTTCAACGGCTTTTAATTGTTGAATTTCCATTGCTCAAGCCTCCAAAACCGAACCGTGAAAAGCAGAACTTAGTTCTTCAGTCCATTTAACCTTTTCAACAAGATTAATAAATTCAAGGTTGTAAGCTGAATCAATGAAGGCATTAGCCTGGGCAATCGCAATAACGAGTTCGTTGCCATTAGAGGCTTTTGAAATGTTGGAGATAGCGCATTTGATTTGATCAATCGATCTTTCACGATAGAAATCAAAATCACGCTTTGGCTGGGCAAAATCAGGGGCAAATAGTCGAGCATCAACAAGGATGTCGAATTGGGTTTTAGAAGGGTTATGTTTTTTCATGACTAAATCCTAAGTTAGATTAGATGTATTAAAACTAATCTAGCTTAGATTTTTAGTCAATCAATATTTCTAAGTTTACTTAGATTATTTTTTTTATTATTGATTTATAAGAATTTTTTTGGAGGTTCAAATTTACCCACATATTTACCTTTATAAATACAATTTTCTTTAAGAGGGATAATGTTCGGATGGAAATTCCCATTTAAAGCTTGTAAGTACATGTTTTTATTCTCTCTAACAAGAGCTTTGAATGTTGCTTGATCATCACACATTGCAACAATCATTTCACCTGTTTGAACGTATTCAAGTGGAATATCTGGATCAATACAGATTAAATCCCCATCTTTGAAGTGTGGGGTGTTGCTTGTGCCCTGAACAATCATATAAAAACTGTTTCTTCCTGCTTCTGGTGGGGCAGGTAACCATAGTTCAATTTCATGTGGTTGAATTGATCTTACATTGGTCCAGTTTCCAGCTTGAACATAATCGAGCACAGGCAGCATCCTTGTAATTGGTCTAAAGTCTTTAACAGATTGCTCATTATTATTAACACCATATTTTAAATAATCAATTGTAGTATCAAGGACCTGACACAAAGCCTCTAAATTTTCGTATTTAGGCTCATTTACGTCTTTTTCCCAAAAACCGACTGTTACATCAGATACTCCAACTAGATCGCCAAGTTTTACTTTGGATAATTTTTTTTCTTTCCTAAGTTTTTGTATACGTAAACCAATGGTTTCCATTTCTAAATCCTACAATGATTATCTAAGTTATCTTAGCTATTGACTATCGAAGTTAACTTGTGTCTAATAAATTCTAAGTTTACTTAGATTTTTTTGGTGACAGTATGACCCGTACAGAAGCTCTAGAGCTACTTAATTGCAAAAAACTTTATCAATTAGCAGAAAAACTCGAATTGACCACTTCTGCAATAGCTCAATGGGGTGATGAGGAAGACATCCCTGATTATCGTGAATATGAAATCAGAGAATTAGCGGCTGGCCGAGTTCCTAAACGCCTCCAAAAGAGCAAGCAGAATTTAGTGCATGTAAATAATTAAAAAAATGAATGAAATCGGAGATTTTTAACATGGTTTTATCTTTAATCGAACGTCGTGAAAAAACTGTTATGTCATTAGAGCAAGCTTTGAAAGCTGCTGTTTATCGTCCAGGTGATGAATACCTAATGGCCCAAATTGCAGAAAAGAACGGTTGGAATATCAATACGTTCCGTAGTTCCATCAATCCAACGACTCCTACACATAAGGCAAATATTTATCATTTCGAAGCTATTTTAGATGAAACAAAAGATAGCCGGATTATGGATAGTGTTTGTGCAATTCATGGAAATGCGGCTTGGTTTGAGTTGCCGAAAACTGAAAATTTAAATACCGCTGATTTTGTTATGAAAATAGGCAAATTGGCACAAGAGCAGGGTGATTTATCTCAATCCGTAGCTAAAGCAATTGGCGATGGATGCATTAGTGAAGATGAGTTAGCGGTAATTCGTAAAGATGCTTTTGAACTCATTCGAGTTGTTTCAACTATTTTGGCTATGGCTGAGGAACAACATAGAGGTGATCATGCCTAGAAAAAAGAAAGGGTTTGAACTACCCGATGTAAAACATGCTGCCCGTGGTCAATGGGAAGATATTTTTGCACGTTTTAATATTACTGTTCCTAAAAAAGATACTCATGGACCTTGTCCGTACTGTGGTGGCGAGGATCGTTTTCGATTTGATGATAAATATGAAAATGGTGATTGGCTTTGTAATGTTTGTACGGAAAGCAAAAACAGAGATGGCTTTGATTTAATTGGTAAAGTTACAGGATTACCGTTTTCTCAAATCATTGAAGAGGTTGCTTCAATTGTTGGCTTGGATGCAACTAGTACTATTACGCCTCAAATGCGTAAACAGTGGGAAGAAGAGAAAAAAATACGTGATCGCATTAACCAGGAGATGAAGCTTAAAAAACAGCAACAAGTAGCAAGACAAGCAGCAGGTTTATACCGCAATCCTTATCCTGGTGAAACAAGCCCATATCTTGAACGAAAGCAAGTACCCGTTTTACCTGGCGTGAAGATTGATCATAAAGGGAATGTACTAATCCCTGCTTATGACACTGAAGGCTTCATGTGGAATATGCAAACTATATATCCGGATGGTGGAAAGTTTTTCGTTTCTGATGAAGAAGACCCAAATGGAAATAAAAAAGGTGGACGTACTGGCGGCTGTTTTTTTCTACTCGGCACCATCGAGCTTGTTGACCCCATCATTATTTGCATAGCTGAAGGGTACGCAACTGGTGCAAGTATTCACCTGGCAACGGGCTATCCCGTGGCTTTGGCTTTTGTAGCTAACAATATTCCAAAAGTCGGTGCAGCTTTAAGAGAAAAATACCCGCAAGCAACACTTGTTTATTGTGCTGATGATGATAGTGCAAAAGATGATACAGGTATGAAATACGCTCAACAAGCTGTGGCTGTCACTGGCGGCATCGTAGTACTCCCTAAATTTAATAAGGTGGCATAAGTGAACCAAAACCAACAAGCAGGACAGCCACAAGCAACTTTCATCCCATCGGACTTTAATGACCTGCATTTGATGTTTGGGTTGGAAGAGGTAAAGGCTCAGATCGTCCAGGCTATTAATACGTCTATTCCCCTTTCCCCCGAACCCCCTAAAACCAACAAGTCCATCCATATTGAGGGGCAAATCGAGAAAGTTTCTCATGTTCCTGTGGTTGAGGAAAATCTTATGGCTGTTGAATCGGGGCAAGGGGGTGACATTTCGACAGAAAATGATGCTGTACCTGAATCTATTCAGAAATTCATTGATCGTTATTACTTAATTGAAGCAAAAACAGATGTTTGGGATAACTTTGACAAAATTGTAATAAAGAAAAATGCTTTTACTGCTTTGTTGGGTCAAAAGCAGTACAAGCTATGGTTAGACCATAAAAAAGTTATTCCAAAATCTGAGTTTGAACACAATGTTAATGTGGCTACTAATTTAACTATTCAGGAATTATTAGATAATTTCGTTGTCCTGGCAAACTCAGAGGAAGCTTGGAATTTAGTTGAGCGTAGGACTTGGCTTATTAAGCATATACGAATTGCGTACCCTAATATTTTTGACTTGTGGTTTAAGTCTCCAGCTAGAAAAATCATTCCTCGTCAAAACCTTATTTTTGACCCGAAGCAAGAACATGATCATGATGAGAATTACATCAATATTTATCGTGGATTGAACATTGATGTAATGCGTGATCAGCATGGTGAACAATTGACTCGTGCAGAGGTCTATGAAGATTGTAAGGGCATCATGACCTTGATTAATGATCTTTGCGATGGGGAGAAGGAAGCAGTTCTTTTTTTATTGAAATGGCTAGCGTTTCCTCTTCAAAACATTGGCGCGAAAATGGCTACATGTGTGCTGATGCATGGTCATATTCATGGATCTGGTAAATCTTTAATGTTCGTTTCAATCATGAAAAAGATTTATGGTGAATACCATACAACAGTTGGGCAAGCTCAACTTGATAACCAATATAACGAATGGATTGAAAACAAACTTTTCGGTGTGTTTGAAGAGATTGTAGATAACAAGAAAAAACATAACGTTATGGGGATGATTAAGCATCTCATTACTGGTGAAACGCTCTATATAAGTAAGAAATTCGTATCAGGATGGGAAATGAATAACCACCTGAATACTGTATTTTTATCAAACAATACTCAACCACTACCAATCGAAGAAAAGGACCGTCGGTTCTTAGTGCTTAACCCTTGTAAAGACTTGGATGGACCTTTGCATGAAAGGGTAATGCAAGAGTTAAAGACTAACGGTGTACAAGCTTTTTACACCTATTTGATGGGGCTGGACTTAACTGACTTTCATGAACATGTAAAGCCGCCAATGACCATAGCTAAAAGGACGATGATTGATTATTCGCGTGCAGGCTTTGACACGTTTTATCATGAATGGAAAAACGGTGACACAAAATTCCCTTATGTCTCCTGTAAATCAGAGCAGCTTTATAAAGCGTTTGGTCAATGGTCCAGAACAACTGGAGAGCATCAAATCAGTATGAAAAGATTCATTATTGAGGGTAAGAAGCATGGCATTGTTCCAAGTGATAAGGCCAAGCATTGGAAAGGTAAGCGAAGTTCTGGACAAAATAAAGTCATTATCATTGGTGAAAAACCCAAAGATGAACAAGAGCAGCTTTGGCTGGGGTTGCAAATCGAACAATTTCAAGATAGCTTAGACGGGGTGAATGATGTTCCTGAAGCAAAATACGCACAATAAGAGCTTCTCATGTGAACGATGTGAATGGTCATGTGAACCATTTAAGCAAATCATTCACACGCTCAAAGCCTTACATACCAATGCATACAACAACCATGTGAATGATGTGAACCATTTTCTTGCGCGCGCACGTGAGAGAAAAAAACACCTATTGCTTAATTTAAATCAATTTAAATCAAATATTGTTCATAATTTAAACATAAGTGAAATCACTCTCACGCGAGAAAACACACATAAATCATTCACATCATTCACATGTAATACAATTTATTGTTTTTACTCATGTTTCTATGTGAACCATTGGTCAAAATCATTCACACAACCATTCACATCATTCACATGGAATTTTGAGGATTAAAAAAATGGAAAAATATTTACGTTTATTAAATCCCAAAACAACCAATTATGATGCAATCCCTTCGGGTAACCATGGTGCTTTGACTGCTGCGGACGTATGCATTGCTATGAGTTATGCAAAATTAACTCCTTTGCAGGATAATTTATTCCGCTTGAAATACTTGGGCGCAAACAACATTGAGAATGTGGAGTTATTTAGCAAGTTATTGCTTACAAAGTATCAAGATAAATTTATTCAAGCAGGTGTGAACATGATCTATCACTTGCCAATCGTTCGCGTTGCTTTGGTTGAGTTCTGTTTAGTATCTGCTGATTACAAACCTACTGAACGTAACCGTGAAATTATTTCTGGATTCAGTGATACAACTGTACGCAACCACATGAAACGCCACATTGATAATGTTTTAGCTGATTTAAAACAGGCATGTGAATTAGGTGAAGAAAAGATTATTAAGCAGGTCTATTGCTCTAAGTAAACTTCGGTATTGACACAAAAGCAAAGTTAAGTTAGATTTCTCCACAATGGATAACTGTATTAAACGCTGTAGTTTCCTTCAGAGCTGAAAAGCTCTCTTTCAAAGCCCGCATGACTCCCTTTGACATGCGGGCTTCTTTTTTGGAGTCGGTTATGGTCACAGGTAGATTAATTGTTGAAATGAAACCGTGGGTTTGTTACTCCGTCTATGCTCTGTATTTGATTGAGAAAAAGATTGGAAAACACAAACTGACTTCAAAATTGATGACAAAACTTTTAGAGCGTTGCATTCGATTTGAAGAGATTCATCATGACCAATCGTCCACCACAAAGAGCTAAGCGTCCTTGCTTGGTTGGCAGTTGTAAAGATTTTGCATCCAACAAAGGATACTGTGACCAGCATCAAAACCGGATCAAACAAAAAGATCGGGAGCGGGGCACAGCACACCAGCGCGGCTATGATGCCCGTTGGGAAAAAGAAAGAACAAAATTCTTAGATGAGAACCCACTGTGTGTGGACCATCGAAAGCGCGGACTGATTGAAGCCGCCACGGTTGTTGACCATATCGTCCCACACAAGGGCGATAAGGTTTTGTTTTGGGATAAGAACAATTGGCAACCACTTTGCAAGTCATGCCATGACCGCAAGACAGCAACCGAAGATAAAGGCGGCTGGTCATATCAACCACCAGTTACACAAAAGCCTGTTGACTGTTATGTCTTTAAAGTTGGTGAGTTGGTGCAAGCTGCAACGGCATATGCAATTGACACTTTGTCATGTGGTTGGACTGATAGTTTTGAAATCAAATCAATCGAAGACAAAAAGATTGAAGTCCATGATGCCGACGGCTTTGTTCATAAGCTGCATCATTCACACTTCAAGGCGGTGACTGCATGAATTGTGAACGTGAAGTTATATTGCTCGGTGATCCGGTTGTTTATCGTGATGATCTAAAAGGATTCGATGAACTAGGTGTTGTTGTTGAAGCTGGTTCATGTCTCAAAGTCTTATGGAATGGTGAAGATCATCCACGATCTGAAATACAAGAACGGTTACGTGGCGCTCGACTTGATGAAGTCGATGCTGGTTGCCGAGTGATTCAAGGTGTGATTTATGAATGAGATTCCTAAACCGCCTCGACCACCTGAGCCAACAGAAGTAATAGGAAATGATTTCATTCCTAAACGTCCAGTTCCACCAGATGTTGCAAGGCCACCGATTCAAATTCTATATCCAGATGAGACAAGCTATTCTGATCGTTGGACCATAGGTTTTTATTGGGGCGCTTTTATCGGTTTTGGATTTGGAATTATTTTTATAAAAATCCTTATCAAACTTGGGTTTTAGGGGATAGGGGGTCAAAAGTCAAAAAGGCCCTCTCAGAAAAGACCGCCCCCCCATGAAATTTTTACGTGGTCAAAAGTCCATAGGGGGGGTATACCTCTAATATTTAATCAGTTTTAAATTTTTTGGAGGTTCTTATGTCAACTATGGGTCGTCCACCAAAAGGGCTACAAGAAAAAATTCTTAGCGGCAGCCGTATCCGAACTGATCGGGATGGAGACGCGCAAGAAGCTAATGCATCGGTTGCTTTAGGAATGCCGCCTTGTCCTCGTTGGGTAAAAGGGGGCGCAAAAAAACATTGGGATACTTTGGGACCTGTATTAGTTCAAGCGGGTTTGCTGTCGGTTGTAGACGGTGATGTTTTTGGTTTGCATTGTGACAACATGGCTGCTTATGAAAAGGCCCTTGAAAAGCTGGAAGAAATCAATTCATGGGTGACTAAAACACCAAATGGTTTTGAAGTCCAGGCAGCTTGGTTGCAGGTGCGTAATAAATTACAAGAACAGATTATTAAAACTGCTGCTGAATTTGGATTAACGCCAAGAGCGCGGTCAAGTGTCAAGGTTAATAAACAACAGCAATTAGATTTGTTGGGTGCTGATGCTGGTCAGAAAGAAGAAAATGACCCTTATGCAAACTTTTCAATTCGATCTAGTTAGTGAGTCTTTATGCGCGATTATTTCAAAATCGCACTTCAGTATTGCCATGACGTGCGCTCTGGAGTGCGAACGGCAGGGCAGCTAGAAAAATTTGCTGTTAAACGTTTTTTAAATGACTTAAATCGTTCCGGTATTCCTTTAGGTTCAGGTGATGAAGAGTTAGAAAAATTACTTACGTCATTAAAGATCGGCACGAAGCCACCAGATATTAATTTTGAATTTAAATTTGATGTAGAGCGCGCACAACATGCGTGCTTTTTTATTGAAACCTGTCCCCATGTGGAAGGGGAACTAGCACGATTAAAACGTGATGGAACCCGACATTTATTAGTGATGTCACCGTGGCAGGTTTTTGTCACGGTCAATATTTTTGGGTGGGTAAATTATGAAGGTTTACGTCGCTTCACATACGTCTATCTGGAAGTTGCTAAGAAAAACGGAAAAACTACGTGGCTTGCGGCTGTTGGTTTGTACATGGGATTCATTGATGGAGAACCAGGTGCAAATGTATATGCTGCCGCAACGACAAGAGACCAAGCCAATATTTTGTTTGGCGCAGCAAAAACAATGGTCGCTTATTCGCCAAAGATGCAAGAACGCTTTGGTATCACTAAGCAAGAGTATTCGATTTTCCAAACGACAACGAATTCGTCGTTTAAAGCGCTATCACAGGATCGGGACGGATCAAAGGACGGTTATAACGTTCACTGTGGCCTGATTGATGAATTACATGCTCATAAAGATTCGGGCATGTATGACATTGTATCAAACGGTATTGCTTCACGAACGCAACCATTACTATTTGCGATTACAACGGCTGGAAAAGATACGACATCGGTTTGCTATCGTGAAAGAAAAGTTGTTGTTGCAATTCTAAAGGGTGAAGCGACGCATGAAAGATATTTCGGCATGATTTTTTGCCTAGATAAGGGTGACGACTGGAAAAACCCTAAAAATTGGCCTAAAGCCAATCCCAACTATGGAATTTCGGTAAAACCTGAATATCTGCAAGGAATGGCCGATAAGTGCAAGATTTCACCATCAAATGAAGCGATTTTTCGGCAAAAGCATTTAAATGAATGGGTTGGCGCGGTAGACGGCTGGCTTGCTGAATCTGTTGTGTCAAATTGTGAGGTTGAAGTCTCCTATAAAAAATTTAAAGGCGTTGTAGGTTTTGGCGGCTATGACTTGGCAAGTCGATTAGACCTTGCCTCATGGGTGGAGATGAGGCCAGATTTTGAAGATGGAAAAATTATTTGGTATGTCTTTGCTCATAGTTACATCAATGAAAGAGTAATGGAGTCAACCGAAGCAATAAACGGTGAGATGCGACCGGATGATTATCCTGTCTGGCGGGATGATGGTTGGTTGATTGAAACACCAGGTGCTTCAACAGATTTCAACCGTATCAAAGAAGACATTCTTGAACATCATAATGACTATCCATTTTATGAAGTTGGTCATGATCCATATCATGCTGAACAGGTAACTGCTGATCTACTTGATGCTGGTTTAAATGTAATTGAAGTTCCTCAAAGAACTGAATATTTAAACCCGGCAATGCGTTGGATTGAAGTTTTGATAGCTGAAAATCGCATACGTTTTTGCGGTGATCCAGTTTTAAAATGGTGCATTCTCAATGTGGTAGTTAAAGAGGATGCTAAAGAGTGTATTTTTCCTCGAAAAATTTCACGTGCCAAAAAAATTGATGCTGCGGTTGGGATGATTATTGCAGCTTCAAGAGCCATGTACTGGGATAAGGAAGAAGTTTTTGAACTTGTACCAGGCGAAGAGAATGGGAATTTTGATGATTTTCTGAGTGGTATGATTAAGGTATCTAGACGATGAGTAAAAACCGCAATAAAGCTAAAGGTCGTCAAAAAGATGACCTAAAAAAGCTGAAAGTGCGGGGAACTGGACCAATACAAGACAGAACGGGGACGACCTTAATTGATCGTCCCCGTTCTGCTGTAAGGACGGCAAAGCCCGTTACTTTTGATAGTGCAATGACGCTTAGTGCGGTTTTTGCTTGTGTCAAGATTCTTGTTGAGTCTGTAGCGACCCTGCCTTTACAGATGTTTAAGTTAAATGCTGATGGAAGTAGAACAATCGTAAAGGATCATCCAGTAATTCAGCTTTTAAGTAATAAGCCTAATCGTTATCAAACTGCTGTCGAGTTTCGAGAGCAATTTATGTTGAATCTGGTTGCTGGAAATGCAGTTTGTAAACGTGACTATATAGGTAAAAAATTGGTCAGTTTGCAGGTCATTAATAGTGGTTCGGTTGATCTAAAAATCAAAGATAACGGTGACCCTGTTTATGAATGCCAGATCAATGGTAGGAAAGTTGAGCTGACTGAAAAACAGATTTGGCATGTAAAAATGTTTGGTACTGGTTTATGGGGGATGTCTCCTATTGCCTACGGTGCTGCTTCAATTGGTGTGGGTTTATCTGCAAGTGATAAGACTACTCGTTTAATGTCAAATGGTGCTAAGCCTACTGGTGCATTAAAAACTAAACGAATTCTTAAAGATGCTCAACGAGATACGTTAAGAAAAGAATTGGATATTTTAGTGAATGGCGATGATGGTGATATTGCTGTACTAGAAGATGATATGCAATTTGAGCAAATAAGCTTAACACCTGCTGATCTTGAGCTAATCGAAATTCGTAAATTGTCGGTTGAAGATGCATGCCGATTCTTTGGTGTTCCTCCGATTCTTGTCTATATGTCTGATGGATCGACTACGTGGGGAAGTGGAATTGAACAGATTATCGACGGTTTCTATAAATTTGGTTTGCGCCCATATCTGGAGCGTATTGAAGAGAGTATTCGAATCCATTTATTAGAACGGCATGAATGGGATGAATACGAATTTGAGTTTAAGACTAAGGACTTGCTCAGAGCTTCATATTTACAACGCATTGCAGCTAATAAAGATCGAATTATTAGCGGCCAATCTTCAATTAATGAAATTCGTCGAGAAGAGGGTGATTTACCTGATCCTAATGGTGATTTCTTACTTGTTCCGGTCAATATGACTACGGCTGAACGTATGAAAAAAGGCAATTATAAGGTGAATGAAAATGGGAAAACAACTGCAAGCGCGGAATAAATTTTCGCCTAACTTGCCAAAAGTACAGTGTCGATTTATTCCTGCTAATTCGGCTGAATGCCGATTTATTAAAAAAGATGCGAAAACAGGCGCAGTCATTGTAAGTGGCTACGCTGTGAAATGGGATTCTATTAACTATTACGGTGAAAAGTTCCTTAAAGGTGCTTTTGCCGATGTCTGTGCAGCATTTAAAGCTGGTACAAAAAAAGTTCATTGTTATTACAATCATGGCTGGCGTCAGTGGTATGTCGATTCGACTATCACGATGCGTATCGGGAAAATTATTCGACTTGAAGAAGATGATGTTGGTTTACTACTTGAAGTTGAATTAACACCAGGATTGGCACTTGCACAAAATGTTGCTGCAATGGTTCAACACGGTACGGTTGATGGTTTCTCGGTAGCTTTTTATCCCCCTAGTGATATCGATATTGAGGATAAAGGAACTCATATTGAAATTAAACGGGCTGATCTATATGAAATAAGCATAGTAGATGAACCAGCCGATGGTGCAGCACGAATTATCAATGATGATGCAATCAATGCGATTGAATCGGATGATGATGTAACAGAGCTTTTGCGCTCAGTTTTACCAGGCGGCTACGCTGAAAAGTTAATGGCCCGATTGGCAAATTTAAATCAACCTAAACAAACTCCCGAGCCTAAAAAAGACCCGTTTGCTTTTTTAGACAATTACTAAGTTTAAAAACCCTTTTTCAAATATGACCCGCGAAAGCGGGTTTTTTTATGCATAGGATAAAATTATGACTGCATATCAAAAATTCCCAATCGGTGCGCCTTTCAATGTTTTGATGGCACGTGATGCTTCTTCATCACTAACCCAAATTGAAGAAATGGCAAAACAGCTTAATGCTCGAATGACTACACTTGATAGCTTAATTACTCGTTATCAAGATGGTCTCAAAAAGGTTGAGGGTATTCCTGATAATATTAAAGAAGACCTTGAAGCCCGTTCTAAAGAAGTTAATAAATTAGCGGGGGAGTTATCTGAACTACAGCAAAAATTAGTTGATGGTGTCAACGAGCGTGGAATTGACCCTAATTCAGTTGCTTCTGTTCTAATTCGAAATAAAGCGATTCTTGATCAAGCATCCTCAATTCAACGATCTAAGGGTAAATTCCAATTTAATGATTTGAATGCCCGTAACATCGTTACATTAACAGGGCTTGGAGCGACAGCTCAGTTTGCTGCTAATGATTTAGGGCGTACTGTTGAGCGTGCCTTAACTTTACTTGATTGGATTAGTTTTACTCCAGTCACTGCTGAATTGGTGCCTTTGTTACGTGAATCAGCTTGTGAAATCATGGCTGATCTAGTTCCTGAAGGTCAGACAAAACCAGAATCAAACTTAACCTTTGGTGTTGTTGACTTAAAGGTTGGGACAATTGCCCACTGGATTAAAATTTCAATCCAGCTTATTTCAGATATGCCTACTTTAGCGGCTTATATTGAAGGTCGTCTTGCTTATGGTGTTCGCTTAAAACTAGAAGCAAAAATTGTTGTGGGTGATGGTGTTACTTCTGGAGCGCGTTCATTTATTGGTTTGATTGAAACAAATCAATTTGAAGTTATCACACCTGGAGCAGATGATACTGCAATTGATGTGATTAACCGCGCTAAGTATAAAGCTGCTTCTACTGGTCTCTTACCTGAAGCCATTATTTTGAACCCTGAAGATTGGGGTGCAATTGAACGTATAAAAGGTACTGATGGTCACTATATCTTTGGTTCCCCTGGTGCAGCGGTCCAGCCAGTTTTATGGGGTTTGCCAGTTATTCTGTCTGCTGCAATGACTTCCGGTAAATATTGGGTTGGTAACCTTACATTAGGTGTCTCTGCCTTCATTCGTGAAGATGTTGCTGTTGAGTTATCAACAGAAGATGGCGATAACTTCGTTAAAAACTTATGTACTGTCCGTGCTGAAATGCGTGCTTGTTGTGGTGTGGCAATTCCAGATGCTTGTGCTGGTGGTGACTTGCCAGCTACAGCAACACCTCCAGCGGGTGGTTAATATTCAATAAAAGCAGCTTTTTAGCTGCTTTTTTTATGTTTTATGCAGATTTTTGGATTTTTTATTCAGAAATCTGCATTTTTCTTCATTTTTAGGACGTTTTTATGAGTGACTACATAACGCTTGATTTAGCGAAATCTCATTTACGTGTTTTGCATGCGCGTGATGATTCATACATTGAGTTACTGATCAAAGCGGCTTTGAAAGCAGTAACAAACTTCATAGACAAAGAATTTTCAGAAATTCAGCAGCCAGATGGTTCATTACCTGAAGATTTAGTGTTTGCTGCTTTGTTGATCATTGGTGATATGTACCAAAACAGAGCGGCTCAGACCGATGCGGCTTTATATGTAAATATTGCGTGTGAGCGGTTGATGTTTCCTTACCGAAAAATGGGGGTTTAACCCATGCATGAGAAATTTCAGGCTTGGATAAAAGACCAGCCGTTTTATAGCAAACTTGTTTTCCAACATGGAGAACGACTTTTTATACGTGAAGGTGACGGTTATAAAATTTTAGTGATTGAGGTCGTTTGGCATTTATGGAAAAAGATTCCAGATATAGAAAGTATCTTGAAAGAAATTGAGAATACATATTTGCTCCCAAAAGGTGAAGAAATATTGCCTGTACCAAGTTCACTATGTCCTGGCTGTATGCGTAAGAAACTTAATTTAGGTGGTTATCAGCCTTGTAGTTGCCAAAAAAAAATAGTGTGGTTTCCACCAAATAACCATAGGTGATGTATGCAATCGGGAAAATTAGATGTTTTGTTCGATGTTTTAAAACGTGGTACTGAAAAAAACAGCGCTGGGGAAGTCAAACAAATATGGTCGAGCATCGGCCAATTTTATGGAGATATTGAACCAATCAGTGCAGCTAATTTCGTGCAATCGGGTGTTCAAGGTTCAGCTTTAGTTTGTCGTGTGGTTATGCGGCCAGATGATTTCCCTGGTATTAAGGCTGAGTTTCTATTACGTGATGTTGATACAAATGACATCTATGCAATTAATGGTGTACTCCCAATTACCCCAAATAAAAAGGCATTGATGTGTAGCTTAGGGAAATTGTGATATGGACATAACACATAAAATGGTTGGTCTAGATGACATGCAAAAACAAATGTCAAATTTGGTCGACCTAGCTACTGAAAAGAAAAAAACCAAAGCTGCTGCAATGTATGCGGTTAAACCAATGCTTGATGAAGCAAAGAGTCGGGCACCAGTTGCTGAAAAGGCATATTACCGTTATTACCGTGGTTCTTACAGACAGCGTAAGCGTGGTAATGCAAAGCCTAGCCGTCAATTAATGATACCGGGTAAATTGAGAGCTGCAATTAAACGTAAAAGTGTGGAATTGAATAAGTCTGTTGGTGCGGCTGTTTATGTGGGTACTACTAAGGCTTTATTTGATCGTAAATATTATCCTTTTTATTGGCGATTTATCGAATATGGTACGCCCACAATGCCCGCAAATTCGATATTTAGAAGGACTTTTGACGCAGGAAAAGTCATTGCTTTAGAGCGTTTCAAATTCAGATATAGAAAATATATCGAAGCAATTGTTAAGCGCCGACCAGTTGAGGGCCTAAACGATGTTAGTGAGTGAGATTATTTATGAGGTCCTTAAAGGGCCTTTTAACGATAGAGTTGGGCCGCATCCATTGCCAGAAGGATTTGATAATTCAGCAACCTATATCACCTATCAAGGGATTACAAACATACCGTTAAATACGGTTAAAGGCTGGACAGGTCACGGCCGAGTAAGGATTCAAATAAACGTCTATAACCATGAAAAATTGCAAGCTGAAAAAGATGCTGAAGCAGTGAAATGGGCTATGGACCAACAAAAATATTCAAACTGTGAAATCGCGGAACAACGTGATGGCGGTTTTGATGAAGAAACCCAATTATGGGGACAGGAAATCGATTTTTATTTATGGCAAAGCGCCTGCAATTAGAGGATTAACTTATGGCTGGTTGTGTTGAAGGTTTAATTGATGCTCAAGGAGCCTCAATCTCGTTCCGTGAAGAGGGTGCAACCTCTTGGGAAGTTACTGCTGAAGTCACTGATTTGCCAATGCCTGATTCAACTCGTCCAGTTGATGATGTAACTACGGTAGATTCAAAATTTAAAAAGAAAGCAACGGCAGGTGCAATTGACAATGGTGCTTTAGCGCTTGAGTTCTTACAGATCAGTGGTTCAGATCAGCAAGCAAAACTTCGTGATTACTACAATAAAGGCAAGTGCCTTGAGTGGAAAATCGAACTAAATGATGAAGCTAAAACATCTTATGAATTTTGTGCTTCCATGAGCAAATTTACGGTTGTTCGTGCTGCTGACAAAAAGAACCGTGTACAAACTCAACTAGAAATTTCTGGTGAAGTAGTGGTTAAAGAAAATGATGTAGTCGTTGTTGTGCCACCTGTAACACCTTAAGTTTTAATTCTTAACAATGCCCGCTATATGCGGGCTTAATTATTTGTATTTGGAGATACATAAATGTCTTTAATTAATAAATTTTTAGAAATCACTGAAAAACCACGATTTGAAGTTGTTGAAGTTGAGCGGCTTGGAAAGATTGGCTTGCGCTTACTAACGATTGAAACACGTGACGAATGGTTAGAGGCGCAAAAAAATGACCCAAAAACAGCATTTCCAATTTTAATGAAAAATACTGTATGTGATCCTGATTCTGGTGAGCTGGTATTACTAGAAATTGAAACTGAAAAATTACGAAAATTACCAGCTATGGTTGAGAAGGATTTATTCTCAAAGATTTGTAAGGCAAATGGGATTAAAACTCAGGAAGAGGCGAAACGGGAAGAAGAGTTAAAAAACTCCGAAGCCGGCCAGAATTAAAATTTAAATTTCAACTAGCTTTAAGGCTTGGCCGGACTGTTGAAGAGCTAGAAAGAACGATGTCCAATAAAGAGTTTGGATACTGGAAAGCTTTTAATGTTCTTGAACCGATTGGACTCTTCAGAGAGGATATTCTATTTGCTGGTTTAGGCCGTACCATTACAGATGCAATGGTGCCGAAGCATCCCTTTAAACTTGATAATTTCATGATGTTTAAAGAAAAGCAGCCTATGCCTAAATCAGAAATTCAAAATAATTTAAAAGCTTTCTTTAGCGGTTATTCAAAGTCTAAAGTTTGATACCTATAGCGTGTAAAGGCTATATTCTAGCCTCTGATTAAAATAATTGGGGGTTAGTCCTGATGCAAAAGAATTCATTTTGTTTAATAGTTTGTTGTTTTATTTTTGGTTCGTCAGCACAAGCCGCTTCAGATGAAAAAGTAAAAGATTGTTTAACTTTAGAAAAATTAGCTGGAGTTACAATGGAATATCGCCAGAAAGGTGGTGTTTTATCTGATTTATATAAAATGGATTTTGGGTCTAAGGACCGTAATAAAATTGTTCGAAGCTTGGCTGAGGAAGCATTTGAAATACCAAGATATCAAAGTGCAAAGGTACAACAGGATGCTATAAAAAATTTTAAAAACGAGAAGTTTTTATATTGTTTAAAGCATTTAAAGTAATTAGATGAGAAAAAAGCCCCGTTAAACGGGGTTTTTTTTATGGGTGAAATATATGTCTGATGTTTTAAGCCGGGTTCAAATTCTGCTTGATGCCAATACTGCTAAATTTGAACAAAATATAAAGACTGCCCAAAAGACTTCCGAAACGTCTTTCAACAAAATTTCATCTAGTGCCAAAGCTATGGCTGGAATTGTTGCGACGGCAACCGTTGCAGGCGCGGCTTCTTTATATAACTATTCCAAAGAACAAGCTAAGGTAATAGGTGAGTTAGAACGCAATGCTTTTCTTGCACAATCAACCGTACAAGAATTTCAAATGATGTCTGTTGGTGCTGAAATGTTTGGTATTCAACAAGATAAACTTGCAGATATAACCAAAGACTTTAACGAAAAATTAGGGGATTTTTTAACCACTGGTGGTGGTGAATATGTCAATTTTCTTGAGCAAGTTGCGTTAAAAACTGAAGGTAGTACTTCGAAAGCATTAGAGCTTACCAAAGCAATGGCCCGTTTATCCGGTCCAGAAGCTATGGCTTTATATGTTAGTAAAATGGAAGAGGCTAATTTATCTCAAGATCAAATGTCATTCTTAATGGAAAGTATGGCATCAGATTCCACACTATTACTACCATTGCTTAAAAATAATGCTGAAGGTATGAAACTTTGGGGTGAAGCTGCTGAAGATGCTGGCATTATCCTGAATGATAAAACCATTAAAGCTGCTCGTGAGCTCCAAGTTCAGACTAAAATGCTTGATATGCAAATGCAGGGCATGAAAAATGGATTAATGGCTTCAGTTATGCCTGCTCTAGTTGATATTGCTGATGCCTTTAGTACTGGAGATAAAGAAGCCCGCGGAATGGCTGATGGTGGCAAAGTTCTTGCGGATTCATTACGTGGTGTTGCAGCTATTGCTTTGGGGGTGTGGGCTACACTTAACTTAATTTCGAATTCTATTGCTGGTGTAACTAGCCAAGCACTTGATTCGTATGAATTGACAAGTAAAGCCGCCCAAAATGGTGGATTCTTAGATAAGTTCCCTGGTATTCAATGGGCAAAAACATTTATTACAACAGGTGTAACAGCTAGCGCGGAAAATAGTTATGTCAGCATGGCTGGCCGTGATAATGATGCTGTTATTAAGGAATTTTCTGAAAAAACGGCAAAAATTTTTGACGATACTGTTTCTAGTTCAACTAAAAAACTTGCCGAGCTTCAAGAATTAGCAAATAAAGGTACTGCTGCTGCAACGCAAGGTGTACAAGACTGGAAGGATAAGCAAGACAAGGTTGCCGAATCTGCAAAAAAACTTGCTCAGGCTCAACAGGAATTAAACAGAAAACTTGAAGAACGCAAAAGGCTTCAAGATTCAATAATTTATGAATATGGTGATAAAGAATATCAAATGCAACTCAATTATGAGCGGCAAGCAAATGATATTAAAAAGGCTTTTGATGGTGAACAACAGCAGAGATTCCTAACCATTGCAAAAAATCGATACGATACTGAAAAAGCTTTATATTTATCAAAGTTAGCTTTTGAAATATCAGAACATCGATTAACTGAAGAGGAAAAGCTTAACTTCCAATATCAGATTGACCAAAAGGAAATTGCGGCCAGAACTGATATTACTGATGCAGACAAAGCATCTTTTTACCGTGCAGCACGTGAAAAGCATGACCAGTCAATGGCTTGGATGCGTCTTGAATCAGCTCAGCGCTTAAATGATGCTCAAGCTGCATTCCAAACTGAAATGCAGAATTTAACTGCAAAGTTTGAATTTGAACGTGAGCAAATCCGTCTAAATAAGTCGCTTGATCCGGCAGAGCAAAGTACATTGATTGCATCATCGTACAGAACTCAAGATTTGGAAAATGAAGCATCAAGACATTCTGCTTGGATGGAATATCAAAGTGCTACTGGTGTTGATACTTCTGCTGAGGATGCGGCAAATAGACGAGCTGAAGCAATTAAAAAAGCTTTTGAATGGCAATTGATTACCCAGGAAGAGTACCAACAAAAGATGTTGGCTTCTGAGGCTCAATTTAACACGGATAAAGCAGCTTTAGGTGCCCAAGCTGCTGCTGACACTTTAAGCGGTATGACTGATCTCATGGGGTCATTAATAGGTGAGCAGTCCGGGGCATATAGGGCAATGTTTGCGATGTCAAAGGCGTTTGCAGTAGCTCAGGCTATTATGAATGCTCCGCAAACGTTCTCTAATGTATATACGTCTGTTTCTGCTATTCCGTTAATTGGTCCATACATTGCGCCTGTGATGGCAGGTGCAGCCGTTGCAGTTCAGGTTGCTCAAGCATCACAAATTAAGTCAGTTAGTTTGGATGGTATGGCTCATGATGGTATCTCTAGTGTTCCTGAAGATGGTACTTGGTTCCTTAAAAAAGGTGAACGTGTACTTGATGATCAACAAAATAGTGCATTAACCCGATTCTTAAATAGTAATGGCAGTCAAATGAATGGTTTTAATATCAATATTAATAACTATACTGGCGCAAGAGTTAATACCAAACGTGATGAAAATGGCTTAACCATTGATATCGTTGATGAACGTATTGCTGGAGCGTTTACACGTTTGGGCACTGAATCAAATAGTCATGAATCGCAGATGGTGCAGCGAGCCTTTAATGTTGAACGTAGACGATAGGAGGGGTGATGGATAGATTTATGCTTGAGCCTCTGCAAGAGGGTTATAGCTTTACACCAGGCAACAACATTAGAGAACAGGAAAATGAAGGGGGACCGCCACGGCAGACCCCTTTTTTTGTTGGTGCTGTTCATCAAGTTGGTGTTACTGTTTTTCTTGAGAATGATGAAGATCGGCAGTACTTTTGGGCGTTTTGGTATTTGAAGCAAATGAAGCCTGAAAACTGGCTTTGGAACTTGGCATTGGATGAAGGTGTTCGTGAGGATTGCGAATGCAGATTTATTTATAGCGTGCTCCCTTCTGAATCTTACAGAAACGGTCAAGCGGTAAAGATGAGTTTTCAGGTAGTTGTTAAGCCAATCAAACGAAACGCCGATTTATATCGAAGTATCGTTAATTTACGCCAAGGCGTGGATTCAACCGAAGTAATTGACGATATTGAAAAAGTGCCTAATGAATGGCTGCCAGATGCGTTGGGAGTAAATCAATGATTGAACTTACACCTGAACAACTTGCTGTACTTGACCAGTCAGCAGGTCCAATTGGCTGGCTTGAGTCTGTTGAAATTTCTCATCCGAATTGGCCGCAAGTTTTGCGCTATGTAGTTAATTCAAGTGAATCAATTTCATTAACGCATGAGGATGGCCAATCATTTGAATATGTCTATGTACCATTAACAATTAATCGCGGTGGAGATGAGGATAACCTTGATCAAAAGCTTACGGCTGTTATCGGTGACGTGGGCACCATTGTACCCGATTTAATAAAGCTGGTTTTGCAGGATGATGAAATTACTCCACCTATTTTAAATTACCGTGCATACATTATTGGTCGTTATGACGTGCCTGCATATGTCGTAAAGGATTTAGAAGTTGTGACGGTAACACGGGACTGGCGTGGTTCTAGTTTTGAAGCACAAGCACCAGGCTTAAATGATTCAGGAAATGGGGAAATCTATTCTGCAAGTACAGATGAAAGTTTAGAAGGATTTTATGCATGAATATCAGCAAACTTTTTTACTGTAAGTATGATCCTGAAAAATTTCACTGTGTCCATTTCGTTATTAAAGCAGCCAAATATATTTATGGACAAGATTATTCACCGTGCTTTGTTGGGTTATCTAGTCCGTTAAGTGAAGCAATTAAAACTTCAAGAGAAACGGTTCATCAAAACAAGCGTATTGATAGGCCGAAAGAAGGTTGCATAGTCCTAATGACATATATGAATGAAAGCTCCCATGTGGGGCTTTTTTTTCAGGGCAAGATTTTTCATTTAAGTGAATGCGGGGTTCAGCGCATCACAGTTGAACAAGCCAAAATTTGGTTTAAACGGATTCGATATTATGAGCCGAATTTACATCATTAAGAATGCTTTAGACCAACAAGAGAAAATTACAGTTGAGTCTGAAAATATTCTTTATACATTTTTGCAAGAAAAAACCAAGCATCCCCAGGCGAAAATCTATAAGGGTAATCCTTGCCCTGAAAATGATATAACCCCTACACGTGATAATCGTGCATCTATTGCACGTCTTATGGAAATGGATGATGAATGTACGATTGTTCGTTATCCTGGTGAGTTGTCCTCAACAGTAACTTGGATTGCTACAAAGTTGCTTGGTCAAGCTGTCTCTGCTTTGGTGAAGGTGCCAAAAGCACCGACAAATAATAGTTCGATGACGGGTTCAAGTAATAACAATTTATCGAACCCGGAAAACCGTCAACGAATTAAACAACGCGTTCCTTATATTCTTGGTGCACCTAAAGCTATTCCTGATTTATTTGCTCCACCATATCGATATTTCAAAGATGGAGTAGAAGTTGAAGAGCTTTTACTAAGTGTTTGTGAAAACCCCGTAAAGCTGTCTCAATTTAAGACGGGCGATACACCAATTCAGGAAATACCAGGAACAAGCTTATCGGCTTATGGCTTAAATCAAAGTCTGGTTGGCACAGAAACAATTTTTAAGTGGGGTGATACGTTTACAGAGCCTCCAGTAATTGCCCGGCAGTGTGATTCGATTAATGGTCAGACGGCACTACCGCCGAATAGCACACGTGTTGAAGCAGGAGATATATATTTCCAATATCCTAATATGATTAAGGCTAATGACCAGGGCACGGCAGATCGTTTTAACTCATTCAATATTAATGAAGCTTTGATCATTAGCGGTGCAAACTTTGGTGTTGGTGATTTATCCATAACAGGTCAAGTTACTGTTGACCCGGTAAACAAGACGTTTGCTATTGAGTCAACACAAAATGTCCTGGATTATCAGAATTACCGAAAAATTAACGTGACTTCATTGCTGGTCACTGATCCTGTAAATGAGCAGCTTGATTTAGCGGGTTTGTATGATATTGATTCAATCACATATGCATCTAGTATCTATACAATTCATTTGAGAAATCCTGTAGCCACAAACACCAATTTTTCAAAAGTAACTGAGGTATTAACTTCCACAATATCGGCAAATCTAACTGCAAACACAGCAAACATCTTTTTAGATGGTGAATATGTTGTAACGGGTGTTGATACCGTTAATAAGCAGCTTACTTTAGCAACGCCTAGCGGTGTAAATTCCGATTGGAATAAGTTAGCAGACTTAGAAGATCAAAAAACCAGTACCGGCAATATTAAGCTTCGCGGAAGCCAGGATAACTGGATTGGTTGGTTTACAATTGCTTCACCAAAAGCGACAGGGCTTTTATTAAATTTCCAAGCATTAAATGGGATTTATCAAGGTTCAGACGCCAAATTTGTGGATATCTTTGTTGAATATCAACAGGTCGTTTCTGATAATCCAACCGGACCAGTATTTAACCAAACGATACGCTTAAATGGTAAAGCTAATAACCGTGACAGTGTTGGTGGATCGATGTGGATTAACTTGCCGTTTTCGGGCGCTGTTCGTTTCCGTGCAAGACGTGTTAATGATAATGGTGATGCTGTAGATTTATCGGATGAAGTTAAATTCTATACAGCTTATGCAATTCGCTATCTGTCTAAACTGGTGTATGACAACCGTGTAATAATACGACAACGTACCCAGGCAACACGTGCAGCTACTGCTGTTGATACACGGCAGACAAACTGTATTGCAGAGAGTCTAGTTTATTCATATCGCGGGGGGGTACGTTCTGCTGAGTTGATACCTTCACGTAATATGGCTGATCTCATCATTGACCTGGCTTTGAATAAACTTATTGGTCGACGCACTTTAAATGAAATCAATACTGAAGAAATTTATCGTGTATTTGATGATGTGGTTGAATATTTTGGCTCTTCCAAGATGGCTCAATTTAACTATACATTAGACAATGCAAATCAGTCATTTGAAGAAATTTGCCGAATGATGGCGGGGGCATCCGGTTGTAATGAACGTCGTTTAAATAGAGCACTCTACTTTGATTTTGAAAGGGCAGATCGGCAACCAATATTGTTATTCAATCACCGTAATAAAAAGGCTAAATCTGAAGTTAGAACATATAACTTTAAGGTTGAGAATAATTATGATGGTGTCGAAATAACATATGTTGATAGTGAAGCAGGATGGATTGAAAAGACTTTGAAAATCCCGAATGACCAAATCACGAACCCGAAAAAAATCGATGGATATGGAATTGCCTATAAAGAACAGGCTCATATCATCGGCTGGCGTGCCTGGAATAAACTGAAGTATCAGCGAGTCAATTGTAAGTTTGACTGCTTTGCTGAAGGTGAGCTAACAGAACGCGGGGACCCAATCATTGTTGTTGATGATACCCGTTTGTCACCTATTGCCCTGGGTGATGGTTCAATAACGTCTGGAGAAATTACAGCGTGGAATGGCTTAACAATTGAAATCAGCCAGCCGTGTACTTTGACAGCAGGTCATGATTATGTGATTCATCTACAAAAGAAAAGTGGTTTTACTGATCAGATACCAGTTAGCCAGGGCGCAAGTGAGTATGAGCTAATTTTGGCACGTCCACCGCTTGAAGCTCTAGTAACAGAAGGTGAGGTGAAAACAGTTTATTCAATCACTGTAGATGATCGTCAAGATGATGAATTGTTCCTGGTCTCAACCAAAAACCGAAATGGAGTTTTTGAAAACTCCATTTCAGCAACCAATTCCGATGAGCGTTATTATCGAAATGATAAGGACATCATCAATAACCTAATTTAACCCTGGAATGAAATTAAAGCCCTGCATTAGCGGGGCTTTTTTTTGGAGAAAATTTATGGCGATTATCACCGAAGAAAAGATGAAAAATCTGGAACGCGATATTCTTAATATTGGTGAGGCTAATAACGAAGATAAAATTATTAATCCTCGGTATGGACAGCCATTTAAATCATTACCGATGCTTTCCAGACTTTTTGAAGAGATGTTGGGAGTGGGATATGTTTCAGTAGATGATTTGAAACAGGCAATTGAAGTTGCGGCAGCAGCTGGAGCGGGCGAAAACGGGTGGATAGATACACTTGTGCTGACTTTAACTGGTGAAAATCTCAGGGAATTTAATAAAAAAACTATCAGTACTTTAGATTGTATTGATGATTTAGCTACTACATTGCCATGGCCTGGCCGCACCGTAAATGTACGATCTGTGATAAAAGATAAACATTTAGGGGGGGGTACTTTTGTATTTAATAAAAACAGTACCCGTACACCAGATGGCTATATTGTTGTTGCTGGTGCTGGGGGCAATTGGGAAAAAATCACAGTTGCGTTTCCTACTGTCGACGATTTTGGCGGTCTGGGGGACGACCCAAATTATGACGATGCGGACGCATTCATTCGGTGTGCTTTAAGCCCGTACACAGGTTCGAATATTTATCTTGCTAACAGACAAGTTGAATACCGTATCAATAAACAAGTTGATTGCAAGGGTAAAGGTATTGTTGGTGGTGGATTTAGCAGACAAAATGCTACTGCGTATGCAATGAACTCTCTAAAGGTAAGACCGGGTGATTATTCAAATTCAAACACTCTTCTTAATAATGTGGCATTTATTAACGTTGGCGCCGAAGTAAGAGACTTACAATTAGTAAGTGAGGGTGTTTCAGAGAATATCTCGGGTTTAAAAGTCGACGGTTACAACTTCACACTTTCAAACGTTAATATTTCAGGTTTTTACAATCAAGTATATTTATCAAACGCAACAGTTTCATTCCGCGTTCAAAATTTGATGTCGATTAGTGCGGCAAATGCAGGTTTCTTCATTGCAGATGTTGACTCAAGACAAAGCACCACTGCATATTTTGATAACTGTTCTTGGCAATGGGGTAAATACCCAGTGCTGTTTGCTAAAGAAGCATATCAGTGCGTCTTTAATAATATTATTCTTGAATATATGCAGTACGGTTTAACGGCTGGTATCTGGTCGAATTGCTCCTTCAATGCTATTTGGGCAGAGCAAACACGCGACGGTGTTGCCCGCGATTGGCTCGTAAATACTTCGTATCAACAAACGTTCAATTGTACGGTTAATAACCTATACATTAGAACGCCTTGGTTGAACCGCGCGGACCCCACAGCTCTTGGTGCATCTGATAATATTGGTGGTGTTGTTATCGATAAGAGTCGCATTACCCTAGGTGGCGCGACAGGTGCGAAAATACAACTTTCTCCTTCTGGTTTAGCAACACTTTTTGCTAATTGGTATGGTGGTATTAATCGAAGATTATTAATTACTACTCAACCAACTGCAACAGACTCAAACTATAAAACACCGATTTATATTAATGCACCGAATGGTGAATTGTATTTCGCAAATCAGGATGAAACATCAGTTTCAAGTGTTGTATTTAAGCGAGTAATTGGCGCTACTGCTGCAAATGCACCGTATGTTGCATCTGATTCATGGACTAAAAAAATTCGTAAGTGGAATACATACAATCACGAAGTTTCAAAAGTGGGTCGTTTTATCGCACCGATGATGCTGACTTATGATGTCACTTTTACTACCCAACAAAACAATGCAGGTTGGTCGATTTCAAAAGAATCAACGGGGGTCTATAGATTGCAACGAGATTCAGGGGTAACTACTGAATTAGCGAATCCTCACATTGAAGTTTCTGGCATTTTTGCTGGCACAGGTCTGGGTAGTGGGGATGTTATTTTGCCACCAACGCTTCAAGCAATTGAAGCATACGATGGTAGTTGGTCAGCTTATAGAGTCGCGGCTGGAGTTAAGTTATTTTTTAAAAATTTGTCAGGTGCGTTAGTTGACCCGATGCGCTTCTCAGTTTCATTCACATTAGAATCAGGAATTTAATATGAACTACGCAGAAATGTATGTAGAAGGCGCACTGCCTAAAATAGAATCAGATATTGCACAAAACGGAGTATGTACTCTTTATTCAAAGATGACTTTAAGTGAAGAAACAACAACGGCCATTTCTAATCTACTTTTTGAGAAAGGGTTCAATACTGAAGTATCAATTGAAGATGATCCCGATTTTATTGGTAGTCGATATAAGCTTGTAATTAAAAAAGCATCGTAACTACACAGCAAAACCACACAAGCCCTAGCTTTAAATAAGTTAGGGCTTTTTTATTGCCATTTTCTGGAGAAATGGGTATGGCAGAACCAGCAGCATCAACAAGCACAGCTACTTTAGGTCTAGCAACAAACATAGCAGGGGGGGGAATGGTTTTAGTAGGTGGACTTTCAACTACTGAATGGATGGCTGTGTTGGGGGGCGTTTGTGCAGTAGTCGGACTGATTATTCAGGCCGTTGCTGCATATCGCAAAGATCAACGAGATGAAGAGCTACACGATAAGCTCATGAATGAGAGTGATCATGACAAACAAGACTAAACTTTTCGTAATTGGTTCAACTATAGCCGCCTCGATGGGCGGTTTTTATATTTTTGGGCCTAGTGATCAGCAAGTTCAGGCTACGGCCGCAAAAGAAGGTTATACAGCTAAACCGACCATCCCGGTGAGGGGTGACCGTCCGACTATTGGGAATGGCACAACATTTTATCCAGATGGCCGTGCTGTAACCATGAAGGACCCAGCTATTACACGTAAGCAGGCTTTTGAGTATTTGAAGTTCACAATGAATAAGGATGCTCGAGCATTCAACAAAACATTGCTGAATATTCCAATTTCACAAACTGAATATGACCTTTATCTAGATTTTACATATCAATATGGGATTGGTGCCTGGTCTGGCTCATCCATGCTGAAAAATCTAAAAATTGGAAAATATAAAGCCGCTTGTGAATCGTTATTGAAATGGAAATACGTTGCAAAGCGTGATTGTTCAATCCGTTCCAATGGTTGCTATGGGGTTTGGGTACGTCAAGTTGATCGTTATCAAGAATGCATGGGGGCTAATTCATGACTTGGATTTTATTAAATAAACGTTGGTCTTTAATTATCCTTTTGACGGTCCTTTACATCATCCAAATTGGGTACACCAATCATCTAGCGGGGAAGTTGAAACAAGCTGATCAGCAATGCATGGCCCAAATACAAGATATTGAGCGTAAGCAGGTAAAAGCCCTGGCTGAAGCACAAAATGAGCTAAATAAAGTGAGTGCCGATTATGAGCAATATAAGTCAGAGCAACGTACAAAAATCGAATATGTTGAGCGTGAAGTGCAAAAGATCGTTGAACGTCCTGTTTATAAGTCTGCTTGTGTTGATGCTGATGGCATGCAGCAAATCAACGATCTTATCAAAGCCGGTAATACCAGCTAACTTAATGCAGTCATGTCCAAATTTGAATGAATTAACGGGCATAACGGGCAAAGATTGGATGCTTTGGTCTGTTGATACGGTTGCTAAATATAATGATTGCAAAGCGCGTCATGGTGGAATTGTAAAAGCCCTCAATTGAGGGCAAAATCCTAAAAAAATAAGGTAATTTTGTCTTAACGGTTTGATAAATTATAATTTATGTTTTATATATTAAGGCTTGAAAAATAATGGAGAGCTATCGTGAGCGTTGATTATTCTAAAATCAAAAAAGTTATTACTATTTATGATGTACGTCAGGTGAATAAATGCCTTAGTGAAGGGTGGGTTATTTTAAGCATTGCTAGTGGTCAGGATGAAAGTAAATATCCGCTAAACCAATATTCCCTTGGGCATGTAAATGAGTTGGCTGAAGTACCACATTAAATTTTCATTTAAAAAGTCATTCAATATTTTTTGAATGACTTTTTCTCATTTTAAAGACTATCTTTTTTTTATGTGATCATCAAAAATTAAAGATTTAGTACCTTGTTGTAAATACTCAACAACACCAAGAAGTTTTGTAGAAAAATCTATTAAAATATTTTGTGTACTTGGTTTAGGTATTTCATATTTAACTTTAAATCCTACAATATTAATTTCAATATCAGGGGTAATTATTTTTCCTTTAAATAGAAATTGCTTTTCAAATTTTCCAAATTCTTTCTTGTGATAATCTAAGAGTTTATGCTGTAGATCATAGAGAGTGTATTGTTCATTTTTTTCTTCATCTCTTATTGTAATTTCATTATTCATTGCTGACACACTTTTGGGGTCATAGGGTGCAGCTTCTTTGGGGAGCAAAATATTAAAACCAGTTATTCTGGCGGGATGTATAGCATTTACTGCAATATGAATTTCTCTAATTAAAGGATCTCCATTTTCATCTTCCCAATCTGAATCGTTTTGTTCACGAATAATTAAGAGATCAATATTATGTACATTAGCTTTAGTATGAGCGCCTTTTTGATACCCTTGTTTGGTTGCATATAAGCCTCTTAGGCCTGGGAAATCATTAAGTTTTCCAATAAAGGCATCAATTTTTTCAATTGATATTTTACTATCATAATCTTTGCATTCGATTACAGTTTTATAAGTATGTCCTGCTAAAACATATTCCCAATAAATATCAAATTGTCTTTCTGTGCCATTCCTATCAATTAATTTTTTATTGATTTCAACTTGGATATTTCTTTGTTCGCTTAATCCAAGTTGTTCTGATTGAATAATTGCTTGGTAAATGGATTGCACAAATTCTTCGTATTCGCGCCCCGTATTTTTTTTCATAAGATACTCTTAATATTTAATTTTGTTTGAAATATTAATATATATTAATTAGAAATAGTTAGCATACCTTCCCAAGTAAAATAATTATTAGACTTTAAATTTTGAGACATCGACCAAGACCGATTTTGATACATACTTCCACCAAAACCCAATTTGAACTTTCCGAATTTTCCTTGAATCCCTTCTATTGCACACATCAAATTTTCTGTTTTTTCTAAGTCACTATAATCTGTTAGTAAGTCGTAAGTATAAGTATGCTTGTTCTCGAGTGCTGTCAAAACTACTCCACATTTTTTAAAGTCCACTCCAGGCTTATAAATATAATCCATCATTCTTGTTGTTGCTTTTACAAGCTTTCTAACATCGTCAGTAGGTACGGCAAACGACTGTGATAATTCCTTTTTATAAAAGGGTTTATGCACATCAAATGGGCTTGAGTGAGCAAAACCAATAATACAGCCGCATAGGGCTTCATCTTTTCTTATGCGTGTGAATGCCTCTTGTGTACGTCGGGCAATAGCTTCTTTTAAGTCATCCTTTTCAGTAATTTTTTGCTTAAACGCACGTGATGAAATGATTTGCTTTCGAGAGGGTGGCGTGTCTTCAATTTCAATGCAAGCAATACCGTTTAGCTCCAGCACTGTACGCTTCATAACGACACTAAACAATGATTCCATGTGATATGGGTTTGACATCATAAGATCATAAACTTTAGTAATTCCCATTGATTCAAGCTTTTTAGCATGCTGGCGGCCAACGCCCCAAACTTCAGAAACGCTGGTCTGTTTATAAAGCAAATCTCTTATATTGGTTGGGAACGATGTAAGGTTACATACGCCATCAAATGTTTTGTAAGTTTTTGCAAGATGATTAGCCATTTTAGCTTCTGTTTTACTTCGGCCAATACCGACGCATACGGGCAGACCGATCCATTGCCATATTCGAGTTTTCATTAGCCTGGCATAAGCGTCTAAATCATAGTGCTGTTTGTATGCTGTGAGTTCTAGGAAAGCTTCATCAATGCTATAAGTTTCATGTTCTTTGTCAGTAACAAACTGCTTTAAAATTGCATGAAATCTTTTGCTCATTTCTGCATAAACGGGGTAATTGCTGGAGAGTACAGCGACATTATGTCTTTTAACTAAATCAATAATTTTAAATAAAGGGTCGCCCATTTTGATGCCAATTGCTTTGGCTTCTTGAGAACGTGCAACAGCGCAACCGTCATTGTTGGAAAGCACAATTACGGGTTTATTAATTAATTGAGGGTTGAAGAAACGTTCTATACTTGCATAGCAGTTGTTTACATCAACCAAGCAAAAAACACGCGGTTTCATCTCATAAATTGATTACGTTACAAATTCAAGTTAATGGTAGAGATGAGCTTTCAAAAATTCAAATCATAAAAATCTTTGTAAATCAGAGACACGACAATTAAAGACGCTAGAGTGATTGCATTTGGTCGGAAATTAGACGGTTGATATGTCTAGAGTGACTATATTTTGCAAAATTTTTGCTTATTGGGTTTATATTGTTTGCGACAGAAATGCGTCAATATGATATTAAGTAATTGAAATTAATATGTTTAGATTGTCCTTGACATCGTAGAGGTCTCCAGTTCGAGTCTGGATATGCCTACCAAGATTTAAAGTCCTATAAACTCGAATCGCTTTATATGACTTAAAAAAGCCCTAAACTATAATGGTTTAGGGCTTTTTTTATTACTTTGTATAAACTTATAAAATCATTAAATGCATATTGCAAGAAAGGTGTTAAAGGTGCCTAGAATTAAAGAGTGTATTTTGAATAGCGAATAGAGATAATACAGTGAACCGATGAGATTGATAGGATAGTTGAAAATGGCCAAAAACTGGATGTTCAAAGGTTTTCTTGGAGATGCTACACCGGATGATGAAATACGTGCTTGTATAAATCAAGGCAAGTTTATGATCGAAATTGCAGAAAAAATAAAAAATAATGAGTTGTTAACTGATAGGGAAAGGGAGTGGGCTGTAGGTATTGTGAAGGCTAGAGGTAAGGACCAAATAATAAATCCAACAAAATATATTTCTAAAGAAGAGAGTGGAGCTCCTCCAGATCCTAGGAGATATGAAGCTGTTCTAAGATATTATTGCTATCTAAAAATTCTAAAGGTCCAAAGAAGAGCGATTGAATTAGTTTGTCATTCCTATGAAGATATAACATCAGATAATTTAAAAAGTTGGATAAAGCAAGAACGAGAAGCTGGACAGCCAATTAAAAGGCAAACAGACGATATGATTATTAATAATTCAGAAAGCATAATAGTTAGTTATGAAAAAATTAAAGGGAAAAAGTAA